CGTCACCGCCGCCCGGCTGGGGTGATGTGGGTTGCTCCTGAGCAAGCTCGTCGGCCAGAATCTCAGTTGAATATTCAGACCGGTCACGCTTCAGATCACCGACGGCGCTCCAATCAAGGGCACTGGCGGGTAACGACTTGCTATCCTTGCGCAGCAAGTCGTTGATGATCACGTCACCGCAGATATTCCATAACTTGGGGTCACGAGAACCGCGCCGCAGGTGGTGGAAAAATATCTTGTGATAAACCTCGTGAGCAAGAACGGCTTGCACCTCGTGATCCGATAGGGTCAGCGCAAAGTCGGGATTGATATAAAGACTCTTGCCGTCGGTTGCCATGGTCGGCAACGTGTCCGTCCAAACGGTCGGCATTTGGATCAACATTGCAGCCGTGAACGGGTCCGACATTTGCAGTTTGATCTTGGCACGGGTGACGTGCCGCACCGCCTCAGCAGACGGATCGACAACCCCATCATTTAATTGTGATACAAGTGAACTCATTTTCAACCTCCAAAAAAACCAGCAAGGCGGTCGGTGATTTCCGACGCCTCAGATTGCACAATCTTGACCACCTCAGCATTTGAGGGGTTTTTGAACTCCGCAACATCGTGACGGAGCAATTCGCTGCCCTTGATATCATCGACAAGGGCCGCAAGGTCAGGGTCACCGGCAACATTCAGCGCCGGTAAGATGTTCACGAGGTCACCAAGATTGGTGATCATCGTGTCGTAAAGGCGGCGGTTCGCCTCCGTCTTTTTCTTGCCGCCAGCCTTGCGAACTTCCACAGACTCGTATCCGTCCAAGCATGTGGCGATATGCGAGACCGCCTTGTGCAACCGCTCGAACGTGTGACGGGTAGCACTTCGCAACAAGTCGGCGTTGTCGTCGTCGATTTCCGCCCGTATCTGCGCGGCCTTGTCGTCGACAATCTTGGCATAGAAGTTAGCGCCGGTCGGCACGTCCCGCGCCCGCCATTTGAATTCATACATGGATTCAAGATCGGCGTAGCGTAGGTAGTCATCCTCCCGAAACATGCCGTTGAGTTGCTTGCGGCGCTGTTCGATTAGCTGGGGAAGTTTCCCGGCCAAGTCGGAGACGGCGGTATTAAACCGCCGCTTGTGATCATCCATGGTGGTCATGTACTTATCGAAAAGCTCAACGGGTAACAGGCGATAGGTGCCATCCCATGGGAGGGTCAACCGCTCGTGGTCACCGCGTGCCGCACGTGCCGCACGCTGCGGCCCATCCACCATGCGCGGATCAAGTAGGTGCTTGTCATACTTGCCAGCGTTGTGCGAAGCGGCATGCTCCGCGTTGATCTTGTCGGTCACGTCCCGATCCTTGCGCGTGAACCCGGCGCAATTGATCTGCAATGTGATAAGCATCGCGTTTTCTTGAAGAATATTTTCCATGTTCTCAGCCCTCCCCGATGAGGTTAGATGTTTCGATCAGGATGTCGGTAAATCCTGTCGTTGATACTTTCTTGCCCGGATCACCAGCGGCCTCGTTCCGACGTAACAGCGCGGAAACAGCAACCGAATGATACTCAGGCGGCAAGCGCTTGATATAGGCGGCGCATGCCTTGGCGGTTTTGTTGGTGACGGAGGCAATCAAGCTCCCGATCATGGCGTACCGCACGTCGGCTTTCTCAGGTACCGGTGCCGCATCAGGGTTAGCGAACACCTCAGATGGTGCCACAAGGTCACGCCAAATGCGCAGGAACCCGGTGAACTTCGCTTGCTCACCAACACCGATTGCACCGGCAATCATTGGCATTTCGATTGCCTTAGGCACCTCAGCCTTGATCACGTCGGACACTGCGACCCATGTACGAGGGCAGGGGAACGGCGTGCCGTCGGCAGCATGGCGGTGTAGCGCATCAGGAAACTGGCTCAGGTACGTGGTGACCTCAGGTGCTACGTCGATCTTGGCAAAGTGTGCCAGCGTCGGATCAAGCTCCGCCTCAACGGTCACAATGTTGAACCGGGAAACCAAATGCTCAGGTATCGACTTAACCGCCGCCTTGTCCGACTTGCGGTTGCCGTTGGCAATGATCAGGCAATCCTCAGGGAGACGGTGACCAGCTACACGCCGATCCCATATGACCTGAGCGCTAGCCTTTTGAACGTCGATATCACACTGGGGGAATTCCTCAAATATGATCAGCGACTTGGAACCGGCCTTGGCGGCGTCGATCACGTTGCGGCCCCAAACGGGTAGCAATTGATCCATGGCGTCACCGACTTGGGTGACCCAGCCAGTGACCTCAGCCGGTTGATAGTTTGAAAGGTTGACCACCTCGACATGCCAGCCCTCATCACGGGCGACTTGAACCGGCGCTTGCGACTTGCCGACGCCAACGGGACCCAAGATCAGGAGCGGGAAACCGTCAACGCGCTCAGACTGAATCGCCATAGCGGCGCGAATGTAGGCGGGTACGTTTGCAATACTGATAATGTTTTCCATGATATCCTCATAAGCGTTTCGGCGGTGCTGCCGCCTCATCAGTGCCCTAGCAACAAGGGCAGACACTACTTGTTCAAACGGGGCCGGTTATTCTTTCCCACCGTAAGGGCTACTTTGTGCAGGCTACCGGGGCTTTAGGCTTGGGCGTTATTCGCCTCATCGTTACCGGATCAAAGCCATCGTTCACAAAGCATCGCTAGGCTTGCTAGGCCTGAGTTTCACGGTTAGCTGGAACCTCCTGATCAAAATTTGCGACCTCGTTGCCGCAGGCATCTTATGGCAGATTGTAATCTTCTTTGCAACCCCTTTATTCAGGAATGTTCCATATTATTTGGGGTCACTATTCCCAGCCTTCTAGCCGGTCACTTGATAGGTGACGTATGGCAGCGGGAAACCTTACAGCATGATCTATTCTGCTGAGTCTTTATATATAGGGTCCACACAAGGGGTATCTGAGGGGTCCGGTACAGCCTAGCCTAGCCGTTAACATGCTCTAAGAAGAATGTCCTTGACATTGGAAAAGTGTAACAAGATCAAGCACTTAGGTACCCACAAAAGAAGTGTGGTCTTATTTAGCCTGTAAGTCATTGATATTAAAGGCGGAATCCTGATAGGCCCAAGTCGGAGGCCTCTGGTGGGGTAGGTGCTGAGAACCTCTAATCATGCTCTATGGGGCTTAAAATGGACGACAGAGCGTCAAGCACAAAAGCGCCATTGTGGATAACTTTCTGTGGATAACTTTTGGAGGCCAGAATATTGAAGGGGACCGCTCCGCAGCATATGGTTCGCCGGTTTAGCGAAAACCCTTTTCGCCATTTGGCGCTCCATGCTATAGGGGAGCGGTACACAATAGAGGGGTGTAAGGGTATGACTGAAAAGAAGCCGTATCTCACGTTAGTGGACGGGTCACTGGTACAGCAACGCAACGTGAAGCTAACCGCCAAGCAAGCTGGGTTTATCAGGTCTGTTATGGGAACCGACGACAACGGGAAACCGAACACGCTATCGCAAGCGTACCGGGACAACTATGATTGTTCCAACATGACGGATAAGACTGTTCACGAGAAAGCCAGCAAGCTAGCTGCGCAGGACAAGATAGCGGCAAGGCTTAGGGCCTTAGAGCAGCAAAAGGATGACACTGCGCTGCGCTCCGCGCACTCGCGCCTGGAATTCATTCTTGAGCGCCTTGAGATAGAAGCGCTAGGCCAAGGGGACGACAGTAACAGCGCCAGCCGGGTCCGTGCCTTGGAGCTACTTGGCAAACTGGCGCACGGCGGCGGTTCTCTGTTTCAGGAGCGCATTGCAACTGAGGATACGCGGGACAGCGGCGCGATACGTGAGGAACTCGAACAGCGCTTGTCCCGCCTACTGGCAGGGAACAGCGCAGAATAAGCCCCCACCCCTCCCCTTGTGCCGTACCGCTCCCCACCTACCCGGCACTATCAGCCTGCGTTGCGGAGTGCATGGCGCGACCGACCGACCTGAGCGGCCCGGCGCTACCCGTGACCTGCCCGGGCCCGGGCCCCGGACCCTTGATCGGGACCGCTCCCGGCTAGGGGTACCCACCCCCGGCCCCCCCTGGACCGAGCAAGCTACCCCACCACCACCACAGGCTAATCCCCACGAACAATTACCCTCCTTTGATACTTCTTAGGGACCCCTCCCTTTGTTCTTCTTCAGGACTCCTTTAAGAGTTGACCCCCTACCCCCTTTTTTGTACAATGGTTCCATGGAGGTTGATATGAACAGAATGATTTTTCTAGTACCGGTACTACTCTCTACGTTAGTACCTACTATTGTATTATCTAAAGAATGTACCCGTACTAACTCTAGTACAGATACTAAATTAGAACTTGTACCTAAGTTAGTACCTATGGTACCTAAGGTACCTAGCAGGCCGCTGGAGAAGAAAGAACTGATTAAAGGTAAGCGGTATCTTTCTTTAAACTGCGATGTGCCTAAAGACATCCGTGATCAAATTCGGAATAGGTATAAGATGACCCCTGTGTGGTGGGGTCTAAATGATCACGACAATACCTATCTCGTTCATCGTAATCCGAAGACAAACAACTGGGTGATGTTCGCTGCGTTTAAGAGTGGCGCTATTTGTGTTGTTGGCACGGGGCCTACAGGTGCCCTTGTTGATGTGAAGAGCGGCGAGATCCATTGACGGACGATAACATTACGGCGCTCCTGACGGAGCGTGAGAAGACACACGGCGATGCAGCCAGCACGTTTTCCCTTGCGGGGGATTTGATTACGACGCTGTTGGCGCATCGTGAGGGGCCGATCAAGCCGCACGAGTTTGCTATCGTAAATATCCTGCATAAGATCGCCCGGATATCCTGTGGCAGTTACCACAAGGATCACTGGGATGATATTAAAGGCTATGCAGATCTTGGGGAGAAGTTCCACAAGGAGTTGACAGAAACCTGTCAAGGGGGGTAGAAGTTGTATGTTCGCCGTATAGTGTGTATTGATCATGGTGACGATACAAGACTTTGTGGTGAGTGGAATCTCTCGACCTCCCCTATTGGGCCTCGCCGTTTTCTCCCTGTTACGGCGGGGCCTAATTACTAGGAGGTTGTATGAGAAAGATGCACGACAACTACCCGACGCCGATGAGTATCGTTCACGAACTTGTCAAGCGGTGGGCAAAAGAGGGTATGATCTTTTGGGAACCGTGTTCTGGAGACGGCAGGATAGCCGAAGTGTTAAAGACCAAAGGGTGTCGGACAATGACAACCGATATCTCTATGGGTCAGAACTTCTTCGACTACCAGAGGGGCATCTGTCCCAACGTGATAACGAACCCGCCGTTCAAAGACATTCGGCCTTTTATTGATCATGCTTTCGCTATCGGTGTTCACAGTATGGCGCTCGTCTGTCCTGAAAGGCTTTGGGCTTGTAAGAAAGGGCGCGAGCAGTTTATGCGCCACAGACCTACAAGGTTTGCGAATATGGATTGGCGCGAAGACTATTTGCAGAAAGGCGGCTCACCGGATCGGGCGCTGGCTGTAGCGATGTGGGACACGCCCCATTCAGAAACTTGTTCCTATGAAGTCTGGACAAGGACAGAGTAATGATTACTTACCGTGGCGAAAAGTTTAGCGGGTACAACAAACCCAAACGCACGCCCGGTAAGAACAAGAAGTTTGCCGTGTTGGCAAAGCAGGGCAAAGAGGTGAAGCTGGTTCGGTTTGGTGATCCAAACATGAAGATCAAGAAGGACCAGCCGAAGCGGAGAAAAAGTTTCAGGGCGCGTCACGGATGTGACAGCAGGCCTCCCAGCAAACTCAGTGCCCGTTACTGGTCCTGTAAGAAGTGGTAGGGTAAGATGGCGAAGGGCGTTCCTCATTATTTCCGAGATGGAACCAAGCATACTGGGGGTATGCACAAGATGCCCAACGGTGAGATGCACAGTGGCGCCCGTCACACAAACAACAGCAAAAAACTTTTTCATTTTGCTGATCTTTCAGCAACCGCAAAAAAGAAAGCGAAGAGTAAAAAGTAATGGCTAAGTTGTGTGCCAAAGGGAAAGCTGCCGCCAAACGTAAGTTTGATGTGTACCCTTCGGCTTATGCGAATATGTACGCAAGTGCCGTATGTAGTGGCAAGGTCAAGCCCGGCGGGAAAAAGAAAAAGGAAGCGGGTGGATCTGTTGGCCGGGGATGTGGCATCACGCGCAAGGGTGCCGGGGCCGTTATGAGAGTCACGGCATGAGCCTCCGTAAGTGGGTGGATGAACAGTGGGTGGACATAGGTGCGCCTAAGAAAAACGGGAAGTACCAGCCTTGTGGCAGGAAGTCCTCCTCATCAAGTAAGCGTAAATATCCGAAGTGTGTTCCGCTTGCTAAGGCAAAACGAATGTCGTCTTCGCAGAAGAAAAGCGCTGTGTCGCGTAAGCGAGCTAAGGCGCAGGGCGTAAAGGGAAAGCCAACAATGGTTTCAACTTTCGCTAAGAAGAAGAAGTAGATGCAGACTCTAGCTGCCCTTCAGTCTCAGATAAGCCAACTGCCCTATCACGAGCAGTGTGAACTCTTAGAACTGATGGAGAAGCTGGAGACAGCAAAGACACGGGAAGCAAGCCAGACGGACTTTCTTGCATTTGTCAAAGCAGTATGGCCTGCCTTCATTGAGGGCAAACACCACAAGACAATGGCTGAAGCCTTTGAGCGCGTAGCCGAAGGCAAGCTAAAACGCTTGATCGTCAATATGCCTCCTCGACATACAAAGTCTGAGTTTGCTTCCTACCTGTTACCCGCTTGGTTCTTAGGGAAGACGCCGGAAAAGAAAGTTATCCAGACAGCGCATACCGCAGAATTAGCTGTAGGCTTTGGACGTAAGGTTCGTAACCTGTTTGGCGATCAGAGCTTCAAGGATATTTTTCCCGGCTCGCAGTTGCAGTCGGACAGTAAAGCAGCGGGACGCTGGAACACCAACAAAGGTGGTGAGTATTTTGCTATCGGTGTTGGTGGTGCGGTTACCGGTAAAGGCGCAGATGTTCTGATCATTGACGATCCTCACTCAGAACAGGATGCGGCCCAAGGGCAGTATCATCCTGAAGTCTTTGACCGTGTGTATGAGTGGTACACATCCGGTCCTCGCCAGCGACTACAGCCCGGAGGGGCCATCATCGTGGTGATGACCCGCTGGAGTAAGCGGGACCTGACCGGGAAGATTATAGATAACTCTGTGAAGCGGGCAGGTTCTGATGAGTGGGAGGTGATTGAACTCCCGGCCATTATGCCCTCAGGTAATCCGCTGTGGCCCGAATACTGGGGCATTAAAGAGTTAGAGGCCTTGCGCTCAGAACTTCCGTTATCGAAGTGGTCAGCGCAGTATCAGCAAGATCCAACCTCAGAAGAGGGAGCGCTGATTAAGAGGGAGTGGTGGCAGGAGTGGAAGGGCAAGCACCCGCCTCCCTGCGAGTTTGTTATTCAAAGCTGGGACACGGCGTTTCTTAAAACGGAAAGGTCGGACTACTCAGCTTGCACAACGTGGGGCGTTTTCTTTAATGAGGAAGAAGACGCTATGCACATTATTCTTTTGGATGCTTTTAAGGAGCGCATGGAGTTTCCAGAGCTTAAGAAGCGTGCATACGAGATGTGGCAGGAAGTTGAACCTGATGCGTTTCTGGTAGAAGGTAAGGCCTCCGGGATGCCTTTGGTGTTTGAACTTCGACAGATGGGAATACCTGTGTCGGAGTATGTCCCATCAAGGGGAAACGACAAGATTGCCCGCGTAAACTCTGTGGCAGATATGTTTGCATCGGGTATGGTCTGGGCACCGATGACACGGTGGGCTGAAGAAGTTATTGAAGAGTTTGCTGCGTTTCCCGCTGGGGATCACGATGACCTTGTGGACAGTTCAACGCAGGCTTTAATGCGATTTAGACAAGGCGGCTTCATCCGTAATCCTACTGATGAAGAAGACGAATGGATGCCACCTCGTTATGCGGAGTATTATTAATGGCAATTGATAAGGCCCTATCAGGATCGGGAACGCCGATGGAAGAGGGCGATGCTGTAGAGATTGAGATCGTCAATCCCGAGGCAATGTCTATACAAACGCCAGATGGTGGTGTGGTTATCGACTTCGATCCCGAAGCCGAAGATCTTATTGAGCATGGCTCTAATCTTGCTGAGTACATTGATGAAAGCGAATTAGGCTCTATCAAGTCTGAGCTCATGGGCGCGTTTGAGGCAGACCGGGCTTCACGCAGTGAGTGGGAAGAAACTTATATCAAGGGCCTTGATCTTTTAGGTCTAAAGATTGAAGAGCGAACAACGCCGTGGCCGGGGGCGTGCGGGGTGTTCCACCCGGTATTGTCAGAAGCGGTTATCCGTTTTCAGGCGCAGTCAATTATGGAGACGTTCCCTGCAAAGGGGCCGGTTCGCACTCAGATTATCGGAGACCTGACCGAAGAAAAAGAAGCTCAGGCTATTCGTGTTCAGACCGAGATGAACTACCAGCTTACGGAAGGGATGCCTGACTACCGAAGCGAGCATGAGAATATGTTGTTCGCTCTGCCGCTAGCGGGGAGTGCTTTCAAAAAAGTTTACTATGACGCCGACATGGAGCGGCCAACCGCTGTGTTTGTTCCTGCGGAAGATATGGTTGTTGCTTATGGGGCCAGCGATCTTCTGAGTTGTGGGCGCTATACCCACGTAATGAAGAAGACAAAGAACGAGGTCCGTAAGCTACAGGTTGCAGGGTTCTATAGGGATATTGATCTTGGCAACCCGTCTCCTGACTACACCAAGGTGCAGGAGCAGTACAATTCTTTGCAGGGCGAGCGGCCTGACTTTGAGTATGATGATCGTTACACGCTTCTTGAGTGTCATGTTGATTTGGATCTGGCGGGCTTTGAAGACGAGCGGGACGGAGAAGAGACCGGCATAGCATTGCCTTATGTGGTGACCATCGACAAGTCATCAGGGAAAGTGCTTTCAATCTATCGGAACTGGGAAGAGACAGACCCCGTTAAAAAGAAACTGTTACACTTCGTTCACTATAAGTATTTGCCGTCCTTGGGGTTTTATGGCTATGGGCTTATCCATTGCATCGGCGGGCTGACAAAATCTGCAACATCTATACTCCGACAGCTTGTTGATGCGGGCACTTTGTCCAACCTCCCGGCTGGCTTGAAGTCACGGGGGTTGCGGATTAAAGGTGATGACAGTCCAATCATGCCGGGCGAGTTCCGGGATGTGGATGTGCCCGGCGGCGCTATTCGGGACAACATTACCTTTATGCCCTACAAAGAACCCAGTGGGGTTCTTTACCAGTTGCTGGGGAACATTGTAGAGGAAGGCAGAAGGTTTGCTTCGCTGGCTGATATGAAGATCAGCGACATGAACAACGAAGCCCCCGTGGGCACTACTCTTGCCATCATAGAGCGTGGCATGAAAGTTATGTCTGCGGTTCAGGCTAGGCTTCACGCGTCAATGCGCAAAGAGTTTGGTATTCTTGCCAGCTTGATTAAGACGTATCTTCCTGCGCAGTACGCCTACGAAACCGGCTCCGTAAGGGCTGAAGATTTTGATGACCGCGTAGACATCATTCCGGTGTCTGACCCGAACGCGACGACAATGGCGCAGCGGGTCATGCAGTATCAGGCCGCGTTACAGTTAGCCGCACAGGCTCCGCAAATGTACAATCTGCCTGAGCTTCATCGTCAGATGCTGATGACTATGGGGCTTCAAGACGTTGATAAGATTGTTCCTGACACTGACGACATGAAGCCGACAGACCCTGTTACAGAGAACGAAAACATTATCAATGGCAAACCCGTCAAGGCTTTCTCGTATCAAGATCACAAGGCCCACATTACTGTTCACATGAACGCTTTGCAGGACCCCAAGATCATGCAGCTTGTTTCTCAGTCTCCACAAGCAGGAGCTATCCAAGCCGCAGCAGAGACACACATACGCGAACACTTAGCGTTTGAGTATCGTAACGAGATTGAGCAGCAGATGGGCGTGCCGCTTCCGCCAGAAGGTGAGCCGTTACCACGAGACGTAGAAAAAGAACTGGCTATGTTGTTGGCTCAGGCTTCAACCAAGTTGCTACAAAAAGATCAGGCAGAGGCCCAACAGAAACAAGCCATGGAGCAGGCTCAAGATCCAATCGTCCAGCAGGCTCAGGAAGAGCTTAACATTCGACGGATGGAAGTTGAACGGAAGGCTCAGGCAGACAAGATGAAAGCTGACGTGGAAATGGACAAAGCAGAAATGCTTGATGCCCGTGAGCGTGAAAGAATTGAATCTAACGAGCGTATCACTGGTGCGCAGATTGGGGCAAAGATTGCCAGCGAGGTCTTGGAGGGAGAGATCGAAGGCGTTCAACTGGCAGAAAAGGAAAAGATGGAGGGAGCTAGGCTTGGTGTCGAAATAGCCAAGGCGGTTCTAAACAATGAAGGGAGCAAAGACTAATGGCTAAGGAAGCTGCTCGTAAACGAGCGCGTACATCAAAGGGACACTACAAGCCTGACGATCCATCCACACCGGATGTAAACGAAGCATTTGTTTCGGTTGGTGGCGTGGAGGCGAAGCCGCAGACAAAAAAGGCTGCGCCAAAAAAGAATGTTATTCCATTGGTCACGCTTGAAGGGGATCGTATGTACCCTGAGCAGGCCAAGAAGTATTGGGCAAAGATTAACAAGAGCAGTTCTTAATGGATGTCCAAACTCTCGCTGCCCTGTTGCAAAAACGTCTTCGTGAATACATGAACGAAGGTGCAGACCATCTCGCAACAGGAGGCGCAAAAGATTACCCGGAATACCAGAGAATGGTAGGCCGCATTGACGGGATAGCTCTCGCAGAACGTGAACTTCTTGATCTTGCCAAGGAGCAGGACGAGGAGGAGTAGCGCAAAGGGAACCGTTGCCCCTTTTGAAAGCAACGCGCAATGAGGAACATTATGTCTGAAGTGGTTGAGTTAAAGAAAGATGCGCCAACTCAACTTCCTGAGCCGCAAGGCTACAGGTTGTTGATAGGCATGCCTGAGGTTGAAGAGAAAACAGTTGGTGGCATATACAAAACAGATCATGCTATGGAGACAGAATCTGTTGCCAGTATTGTTGGCTTCGTTATTAAAGTGGGGCCTGATGCGTACAAAGATGAAAAGCGGTTTCCTTCGGGACCGTGGTGCAAGGAAGGTGACTTTATTCTCTTCCGTGCTTTTCAGGGGACACGTATCAAAATACATGGTAAGGAGTTCAGGCTGATTAACGATGATGGCGTCGAAGCCGTTGTTGATGATCCGCGTGGATACACGAGGGCATGATGGCTGAAGAAGCGGTAGAAGTCGCAACCGAAAGCGACGTAGAAGTTCAAGTCGTTGATGATACTCCCGAAGAGGATCGTGTTGCTCCGCGTGATCAAGAGGCAGCAGCCGATTTCGATATCTCAGAAGATGAGATTGGGCAGTATTCGGATCGTGTGCAAAAACGCATCAAGCGTTTGAAGTACGAGTTCCATGAGCAACGCCGTGCCAGAGAGACGGCAGAGCGGCAGAACCAAGAAGCGGTGGCTCACGCACAACGTATCGTGCAGGAGAACCGCGAATTGAAGGGCCTCTTGCAAAGAGGAAACGAGGCTCTTTTTAAGGCTACTGAAGCAAAGACGGACAGCGAGCTTCAGATGGCGGAAAAAGATTTCCGGGAAGCCTACGAGGCGGGTGATACAGATCGCATCGTGGATGCCCAGAAACGCGTTAATGACGCACAGTTTTCTCGGCGCAGTGTTGAAGAAATGCGCCCAGTACAAGGGGAGCAGGCCCCAGTAGCTCAGGCACAGCCTCAGCAACAGGAGTATGTTCCTCCTCCAGATCCTCGTGCTATCGAATGGCTGCGCGAGAATCCGTGGTTCGGTCAGGACAAGGAAATGACTTCCTTTGCCTATGGCCTCCACGAAAAACTGGTAGTGGACGAGCGGATATCTCCGCAATCAGAAGACTACTACCAACGTATAGATGAGCGGGTAAGACAAGTCTTCCCTGATCATTTCGATAGCGGTGAGTCCTCTCGTGAGGAAGCGCCGCGAAAATCCGTGGTGGCCCCTGCAACTCGTGCAGGCAAAGCCCCGCGCAAGGTTACGTTGACACAATCCCAAGTTGATCTCGCCAAGAAACTTGGGGTGACAGCGGAGCAATATGCTAATCAGATAGCAAAGGATATGGCGCATGGTAGATGACCCTCGGACTAAACGAGAGCATGAAACACGCGAACTAGAGTCGCGCACAGAAACCGGGTGGGTACCGCCTTCTATCTTACCCAATCCTGACCCGCAGGAGGGATGGGTGTTTAGGTGGATACGCACTTCTATAGTTGGTCACGCTGATAACACGAATGTCTCTAAGATGTTTCGTGGTGGTTGGACGCCCTGTAGGGCCGAAGACCATCCTGAGCTTTGCATCCAATCGGATGTAGACTCGCGTTTTGGAAAAGACGGGAACATTGAAGTTGGTGGATTGCTTCTTTGCAAAATGCCAAAAGAGAAAAGTCAACAGCGTGCGCAATACTATAGGGATCTAGCTGCTCAACAAATGGCAGCAGTGGATTCTAATTTCATGCGGGAGCAAGATCCACGTATGCCTCTCTTACAACCGGAGAGGAAGAC